CCGTGTGTCCATTGTGTCGGTTTGCCTTTTTTCCAGTCGCTCCAAGTATTGACTACTTTGAGGTCTTTGTCTCTCTTGGCGTAGTATTCTAATTTAGCCTTGATGTTCTTTTCGGACTTCATCGCGCCATAATGATAAAAATGTACGTCAGTAAGTTTTGCCTCCCTGCCTAATTTAGTAACACTCTGACCTATCCCATTGACTACCGGTGTCTGGTGTTTATCCCAGAATAATGTCTTATCCTCATACTTGAAAAATCTGAATAAATATGCGTCCCATTGACCGCCGACAGCTATCAAGTCCGGCTTCTTCCAGAAATGATACGCCGGATACCACACGACGCTAACCTCTGGGTTTTCCTGAATATACTTGACCAGCTTGTTGAAATCTGCCGTCTTCCAAACCTCATCCGCGTCTACAACCATGACGTAATCCATTCCCCGCCCTAACAAATACAGCGCCCGGTTTCTTAATTCGCTCTTACTTCCAGCCCAACCATAACGATCATAAATAATTTTACCCTCGACATCTTCCTTAATGACTTCTAAGACTTCCTCCCTCGTGTTATCGGTACTTAGTCCGTGTTTGTCCGCTTGTGACTCGTTAAGGGCTACACAGCCCTCGACAACCGCTATTTTATCTACCGCCCCTTGTTTAAGCATACTTCGCAAGCTAGCACCGATATATTCCTCCTCATTTAGTGCAATTGTAATGACCCCGATTTTTGGAGTGAGGGTAAACACATCCCTAACTCTCTTGACCATTGTGGAAAAGTTAAATTTTTTCGTACCATCTGTAAATTTTGACTCACTCAATGCTTTTTTGAGTTGTTTTTTTAAGTCCTCAGGGTTGTTATATTCTGCAAAATATATATTGCTGTGTTCATCCTCAACCTGATCCTCTATCTCCTTAAATGTCGGATAGTCATAACAAACTGCCGGGACTCCACACGACAGACTTTCAGTTAGCCACATCCCAAAACCCTCAAAGATAGCCCCATTTATCGTCGCTCTGCTTTTCTTAATTATTTCGAATTTTTGTTCGTCTGTAGCAAACTTGTGAATAACCACCCGTCCTTCCATTCCATGCTCTCTAATCATCATCGGAAAGTTAATTCCGTCGACGCTAGTGATAACATGAAGGTCACAATCGGTTTCCTTAACTGCTTCTAAGACATGATCTAGCCTCTTGTGATAATCAAGCCTACTGATAAAAGTTACCCAGTTTTCCTTTTTTTGATCCGTGACTGTATTTTTGACTCGGCTGTTAATACAAGGGTTAATTTCGAAAACCTGCTTCTTACTCTTATTCAACCATTCGTAAATATATGTACTGGTCGTATTACATAAACTAATTATATTGACGTGTGGCTTCCTCATTAGGGGGATAAGCTCATCCCATCCAACCCAGTTATGCTTACCCCTATATTGCTCCATCATTGGGAAAGGATCAAAAACCTCTACAAAGGTAGGTTTGTTATATCTAGCTCCCAACTTACAAGCCGCCACACTTCCCACTATTGGACTGCCTACATAGGCCTTACCCTTCACATCTACGTCGTATATATTAGGGACTATTTTTACTTCTGGTTGTGGATATTTCTTAAATTCATCTAAAAATACCGGCTGGCGATTAGTGTAAATAACCACATCATGCCCCGCTGCTTTTAGGGCGGTGGCGAGCCACCATGAATAATATCGACCACCGGTTATGTGTTGAGTGTCTTCTGTTAAAAATATAATCTTATCTTCTGTCTTTGTTTTCTGATCTTCCGGCCTATTATCAACTATCTCTACACTAGGCTTGTTTTTAGGTTTGATTTTTTTGATTTCTCCTAGTAGTTTTCTGCCGGTCTTCTCCCAGTTGTATGCGTCCTTAACCCAGTTTGCGCCCTTGTGTGCCATGTCAAAAACATAGGATCGGTGTTCATAGGCAAACCGCATTTGTGACCGCACGCTCTTTACGTCAGGTTCTATCATCTTCCCGGTATCTACCCCCTTAAAGCGGTCATAAATTGCCGGACATTCACCCTTAACTTTAACCTCTAAGAAGTATTGTCTGTCAAAAAATTCACTAAATCCATGAGCATTTGGAATAATGACCGGTGTACCAGTTGCTAAGGCTTCAAGCGGTGGCATACCAAAACCCTCCCCACGGCTAGGTAAAACAAAACAATCTGAGTTGTGGAGAAGGTCGGCCAGCTCACTTGGTTTGTAAGATTCTTTTATTACCCGCACGTTTGGATACTGGCTTTTGAGTATCGGGAATGGGAATCCGTCTAGTTTGGTAGTTTTCAAGATTAGTTTTACGTTTTCGGTTCTAAACTCTTCATTGAAGGCCTTGAAAACAACATCCCAACCTTTACGCTGATTAAATGCGTCATAGTGAAGGAATGTAAACGGCTCTCGGTCTATATCTTTGGGTTTATATGTAAAAGTGTCCGTATCGTATGCTAGGGGAATTACTACCGAATCAAAACCCGCCTCCTTAAATGCCTTCTGACAAAATTTAGACGGTACTAAAATCAAATCTGCCTTAGACAAATCACGCTTCCACTCATCGGGTATTTTTGTCGACTCAAACATGGAAAAGATTATCTTTATCGGGGTTGGTAGCTGATTCACCATCTCCGGATACCCATAAGCGATCCCGACCTCCTGATCTTTATATTCCCGGTTAAGGTTTACCCCCAGTTTAAGCATGGCGTCAGCTAGGTGACCTTGCGACTGTCCATATCCGTCATTGTTAGGTCGCGGGCTTATGTAATAAACATCAATCAACCCGGTGGCCCTATCTCCCAGTAAAGACCGTCTTTTAAGAAAATACGATTCCTCCTCCTCTTTTGTAAGTATGTCAAATCCCGGTTGTTTTAGGCAAGACTTATATACACCTATCTCGTCTATCTCGACAATTCTACCGCTTGGGTTTTTCAATAAATATGTCATTTTATTCTACTTTTCTTTATATATTCAGGGTCGGGCCGGGATACCGACAAATCCCCGGCCCTAATCCCTTAATGTTTAGGTGTGTTGAATATCGACCAACAATTCAGGTCGAAGGACAGCTACACCAAATAGCAAGTCGAGGGTAACCTGTACTCCTAGGTGGTCTTTGTCCCAACTGTAGGATACACGCATACCGATTCCACTTTCTACGTCGTTAACGACTGCGCTTCTAACTCCCAAGCCTTCGCCGGGGTTAGGAAGCGGACGCATAACGAGTGCCATAGCCTCCTCAACGTAAGCTAGGGCGTGGTAGGTCGCCGGACTTCCGCTGGTAACGATGTTCTGGGATTCGAAAATACCAAAACCATAAAGCTTACGAATGTCGCCATCAATCAAAGCAGATTGACTACCAAACTCATTGGCCTTACCGATGGTAGTATCAGCAAGTAAGGTGTCATACCCGTCTGTGTCTAAGTAAACAAACTTAGGCGCAATTCGAGGTACTTTGTTGTCGACAAGCAATTTTCTAGCTTCGCGGATTTTGTCTTTGCTAAATGTTCCGGTGACGGTTTCACCTGCGCTTGTATAAAGAGAAGCGAGGGTGTTTTCGACCTTTTCTGCTAAGGCAATCACGCCGTTTTTAACGTATCCTTCTAGGACTTGCGGTTTTGCCATAGCCTTAGCCACGTCACGGATCAAAAACGAAGACTCCCAATGCTGATCGAGTGTTACTGAAACTTCATCGTCTGCGGGATTTTGAAGTGTAACCATGCCAGTTTGAGACATTTCGCTAGCGGTAAGGTTTCCAAACTTAGGGACTCTAACTACGTCACCTTCGGAAGCTACTTCCTCCTCAAAGTCACGATAGACGGTTTTTCCTAGGTTCATGTACGACGTCAATTTGTTAATTGCCGTGGTAGCCACCTTTTCCGGAATGAATGAATCGATCAATGATCGATTAATTGTGTCTTTAGCCATAATTTTATTTCACCTCCTCTCAAATGTAACTCTAACTATTGTAATCGATCAAGCCCTCGCGTTCGAGTTTGTTTAGATACTCTTCGCCGGTCATGCCCTCTAAGTCGTCGTGCGTCTCACGAACCCACTTAGGATCAGCCCACCGTTCACGAACCCAAGACATAGGTCTTTTAGTTCCGACGGGCTGGTCAGGATTTGATCCTCCACCGATATTGGTCGGGTTGTCACTCGATCCTTTTAGATACGGTCTTGCTTCAAGAAGCGATTTGACTACTTCTTCGGCGTTTTCGACGTTTCCGTCTTTGTCAACTTTCAATTGACCCTTATCAAGCAATTTGATAACTGCTTCCGTGTCAACTGCGCCTAGCTTTCCCGCGACCCTTTCGACCGCCCTTTCAATCTTCAATTCGCGAATGGTGGACATTGCGGATTCAAGTTCGGATTGGCGTTTAGTCGATAGTTCTTCAAACTTTTTTTCTTCGGCAAGTTTTTTGTCGGCTTCCTCTTTTTCTCTAGCTTCCCTTTCCGCCTTTTCAGTCCGTAGCGCTTGTAGCTCGGTGTTTACTTCGTCGAATCGGTACTTAGGGATTGATTGGTTGCCCTTGCTTCCGTCGTTTTTATTATCTTGATCGATTGACTTATTAAGGTTCTTATCGTCGCCCCCATCGCTGGGTTTGTCGTTGTTCTGATCCTTATTTTGGTCGTCTTTATTTTCGGCCATAATTCTATTCACCCCCTTTCTTTTACACTTGTTATCGCGGCTGGTGTCCGCGTGAGAAAAGGTAATCTTCTCTAAAAATATAATAGCACATTAAAGTCAATTACTGTCAACCAATTTTGAAGCTGGAATTTTCCCTTTGTTATCCAACTCTATAATTACTTGATTGAGTATGGCTTCTGTTAAGGCTACGTCGTGGCTTAACCGGGCGTCTCCTTTTTTGAAATTATCAACTAGCGCTTTAATTACTTTCATGTTCATTTTAGTTTTCCGTAAAGAATAGGAATCCGATCAAACTTTAGGTCTTTGTAGGCTTGTAAATTATGAATCCCGGCAACTATACCTATATCTTGGAGCACAATCACGGGGTCTTGCCTCCGATTGTCCTTTATGGCCTTTCGGGCTTGTCTGACCTCGCCTTTGTCTAACTCATAGGGTATATGCAACGACTCCGGATCTACCCAGCGTAACGAAATGGTATAAAAATTATCTAGGATTTTTCCGTGCTTATATTTTCTTAGGGCTTGCTTGTCTAGGTTTATATTCATAGTTTTATATATCTTTGTTTTTCTGGATTCCAGACTGCTGTCACTTCTGCTAGTTTTTCGTGATATGGTAAGTACCTGTGTCTACAGTTCGGGTGGAAAAGTCCCGAAGATTCGGCCTCATCCGTAGTTGGATATTTAGGATGTTTGCCGGATAATGATAAGATTTTGCCCTCCCACGGTCTACACAAATCACACTCCCCAAAGTGATCGGACACCTCTACTAAATCATACCCGGAGTCTAGTAGCCGATTGGTTAGCCCCTGATTTGCTGTTTTAACCAGCATTGTACGGGTTAGCATGTTGGAGTATGACTCTAGTGACCATTTGCGCCCCCCTCGGTCTACAAGGGCTACTAGACCCTCTTTAAGAGTACCAGCAATCTTGTCTGATATAGCCCGGCGAGTATCCCCTGATATTTTGCCTTCCGCTAATAATGCAGTCACTTGATCGCGTGCCGACTGGTTTAACATTCTTAACGCCGCCCTCTTAACTCCGGAATATGCTTCACGATATGAAAGCATAATATCATCCGCCAATGATTCTATTGCCCTTGTGTCTAGTTTTGAAAATGATGTAGTTACCGGAAATCCTGATTTTTCCAACCGATTGACGGCGTCTTCGCTATACTCTGAATAATATCGCCTTACCTCATCCTGTACCCATTTAGACGTCTTCTTATCTAGTGTTTGCAGGGTTGAATCTATATTTTTGAGAATGGCGATCCTACGCGCTCTACCAAAGTCCGACGCCCCTTCAAGTTCTGAAATGATTTTCTTAGTTGCCGCCTTGTAATAGCTGGTGAGTGTGTTTAGTTTTTTGTCGCTAAACACGACTTCCGGGCCTATGAAAGGCTTAGTGTTAGCCATAGTCTATTTTTTTGGCGGGTTCTTATCCTGATTCTTATTCCCGCCGTTATTATTATCCCCGGCGATCGGGTTTGCGCCACTTTTCTTGTCTACGAAGCTGGTAAAATCCGCGGCCTTCTTATCGTCTTCACTAACTTCATCTAATATATTCTCCGCCTCATCCTCCTCGACATTCTCTAGTTGAATTACGGCTCTTTTCTTACTAATGATCCCGGCGTCTAGTTTCTTAATCGCGATCTCTGTTCTCTCGGTTTCGTCGTTTACTACCCCGTCTTGCCATGATGTAGTTGGTATGCCCGGCTCTTTTGGTTTAATGTTTAAGTCGTCAGATATCTTGAAGCTGGGGTTAGCTGCTACTAATAATTCAGCGGTGTATATAAGCTCCTTGATTGCTTGGTCATAGTAGATTTTTTTACGGTTGCGCTTGGCTATGGTTCGAAGTAGTCGCATTTTCAAAGCACGCCCCGACTCTGCTTGTCCATTTTTACCCATACCCAAGGCGTCCGGCGAGGTTTCGCTAAACATAAACAAAAACTCGACTAGCTTGTCAATCTCGGAAATGGCGTTCTCTAGGTTTGCGTTCCAGACTATATACTCCGGTTTATTCCCGGATTCGTCCATCTCGAACATTGTAAATGCCTTCTTTTGTACGTTCCCTGACTCATCCAAAACACCCTCCGGTACAGCTAAAATCGGGTCGCTGTGTTTGTCTAGGATATTGTCAATCTTAGTCATTCGATTGTTAAGGGCAAAAATTAGCTCCTTTAAGTCCTTAAAATCTGAAATGCCAAAGTGTCCACGTGATTTCCAATTGGGGACGTGGATAACTAGCGATCGGTTGATATTTGTTTTTACCTCTGGCAGATATTCAGTACCCGCTATTTTGTTATATGCAGCAAGGTCAACGTCCTTGATTCCTTCTTTACTTACTCTCCCCGCCTTCATCTTAACTACTCCGGGTTCATGGGTTTCTACGATGATATATTGATCCTCCCCGATCTTGGTCAGACTTGATAAGTGAATCCTCTTGGGGGTAGCTCTTGTGTTGTGTGGGTCAATTTCTGGTACATATAGCGCTGGTGACGCGTCCTCTATCAATACCTTGTTATTCTCTACCCTTATCTTGAATAAGTTATCCCCAAAGTATGAATTGGCGATAGCGTGTTCGTAAAACAAGGTGTCTAGCTTGTTTTCAAAAACCAATGCGTCGATAAAATCCTGATTTTTTTCGTCGCTAATAGATACCGGCTCACCGAAAAGCATATCGGCGATAACCTTCGAAACTAACCCGGAAAAGTTACACGCCACATACCTAAGCCGTGCATATTGATCTTTCATTTCCTCAGCCTTAATTGAAAAGGCCGAAAAGTGATCGCCTAAAAACAAGCTCTCATAGATACCGTAATCCTTAACCCTAGGGCTGTCTTTTATTTTGTCGTATATTTGACTGATTGTAAGTTCGTTCATATTTTTACATCCCTACCGGTTTATGTCCAAAGGCTCTGACCCTTGGCTTTATTCTACCTTCTCTAGCAAGCATTAAACTATCGAAGGCGTCATCGTTTTCCCCGAAGGGAAACTCCTCTAACTCCCGTTTAATTATAGCGTATTTCGGATGGTCGTTTCTTAACCTTACAAAACCACCCTCGAACGCTACGCTATGGATTCGCGCCCTTCTAATTTTATCCTTATCAGTTATAACTTTATTTATTCTAGTCGTTAATCCGGCTTTTTGAAAGGCCGTTCTTACTAACTGATAAAGTCCGGCTTGATAGGCGTTCGCTTCGATCGACAATACGTCTATCTTCCATTCTTTACTACAGTTTACTATCCTTTCGACTTGTTCGTCAATCGAAAATTTGCCATGTATTAAATCTAATTGTAATTCTTCCCCGGACTGTTTATCAAGCCCGAAGGTATACATAGAAAAATTGTCGTTCGTTTCCTTCTGCCCGATTGCCGGGTCGACCCCGGCGTAAACTTCAAGCGTTCGCCTAAACATATCGGCCCTTTGAATATCAGATATTCCTTCGAAGGCCCGGATTCGGGCTATGTAGCTATAATCCTTAATCCAGTCCAGCTTAATAATGCGGTCTTGATCGTCTTGTGGTTCGTTTTGATATTCTTGTGCGAAAACTAGGCTACCGACATAATCCGGGTAGTCCGGGTCGTCCCGGATTGCCCTAAGATATTCCGGGGAATAGGCTTCGGGCCATAAGGAAGTTTCCGGGGTCGGTAAAGCCTGATAATGCCTAGTATTCCACCCGCTATATTTTCCTTCTTTGTCGATTACTTTTTTAAGTAAAGCGTGATAGTGAAGAATCGTCCCTATATAAATTATGTTCTTCGGTACGGCTAGTCCCGGCTGTAGATCGTAGTTAAACCACCGGTCTAATTTTTCCCGGCGTTCCGCGCTATAAACCATTTCTAGGTTTTCTAGGTCGTCAATAATGGCAAGTTGCGGTCGGAATTGAAGGAATTTAAGTCCCCGGATTTTCATTCCTGCCCCTAGGGCCATAATCATAACCGGGCCTTGCTGACTGTTAACGACGATCCGATCTTCACCCCACGGATCGCCGATTATTCCGTCGTATAGGAAATGAATAGCCGGGTTTTGTTCTAGTTCGGCTTTAAGCGCCCCTAGTTGAAGTTTAGCCTGTGTGTAGGTGTCGGAAATAAGAAGGATAAATCGATAGCGGCCAAGTATTGAAGCCCACGAAAGACCGATTACGTTTGTTATTGTCGATTTGGCGAAGCCACGCGGCGCGGCGAAAGCCCACTTACCACCTTCAACAAAGGCTTTAAGTATTTCGTCGTGGAAGGCCGGGCTTTTATAGTGGATATGATTAGGGAATAGAAACTTAAAGTCACGAATAGCCGTAGGGTCGTTAAACCGTTTAAGAAGGTAGCTACGGGCGATTTCCTGTCCATAGTTATTGATTAGTGTTTGGATCGGTCGGCTTATCATTTTTGTTTACCTCAAAAAGCCGGTCGATTTCCGCGACTACTTCCGGCGTTAAGGCAATCGGCCGGTTATCTGTTACGTCTGCCTTACTGACAATGATCGGCAATCCTAGGACGATTCTTTCGCCCTCGATCGCGCTTCTTAGGACGCCGGTAATGGCTGTTAATTGATTGACGCCGGGTTGCCTAATCTTTTTTAATTCCTTGACTTCTTCCGGGGATAGCCCACGGTTTGAACCTTGCGCTTCAAGTTCTGCTAGCTTTTTTTGCGCTTCGTCGAATTTGTTTAACCGGGTTTCGAATGTATTAAGAAGCCGGTTCGCCATATTTTGAATCCGTCGCCATTTTGTTAAATGCCGGGAATTCGCGTCCGAAATTTCGTTAGCTTTTCTTTCGGCGGCGATTTGTTCCGCTTTAATTATGTTTTCGTTCCGCTTGGCGACCCAGTTTTCCCGCGTTGATCTTTCCCCGATTGTAGACATTGAAACGCCGTACTTATCCGCTAGGTCTTGTAATGAAGGATAGCGACCGTTTGAATCGGCCGTTAAGTAATCGGTTAAGACCTGATCCCACGCTATACCTTTAGGGCCGGTCTGTCCGTTATCTGCTAGATTTTGCTTTACGACCCCTTCGGCCGGTGACTTTGGCGCTTCTGCCGGTGTCGGCTTTGGCGCTTCCGGTTGCGGGGACGTTTGTTTTTGTTCGTCCATCGCTTCTTATATCTGGTAATAATTCATAGTTGTCCAAAAAGTTAGAGGTAATAGATATCCCATTGTCTAATTTTAGTCTCATTATTTCCCTCTCTACCTTCTCAACGTCTACAATAGTTTTGATCTTCCCGTTAAATCTATTCTGTAATCTCTGACCAATCTTAAAATTTATCATAATGTGTTGACTCTTGATTTTAATAACTTGACGGCGTCTGCGTAATCCTTAGCTAGCACGGCCAATTCATTGTTTATATATTCCAATGATAGAGACTTACATACCTCAAAGTTCTCAAATACGAAAGTGTATGGCTTGCGGTCTGTCTCTATACCAACCATTTTTTCCTTCTTTGAATAAAGCGCCGCGGCTTCGTATAGGTCTTGTGTTTTATAGTTTTTCGTTGTCATGTTTTATTCTATTCCTTAAATATATTTAACCACATCATAGCAACCCCACTAATTTACGCCTCTCGATCTGTCTTAGTTTCAGTTCATAGTCTTCTGCCTGTTCAATTAGACTAATCCCCTCAAATGAATCCGGGTCATCGACTTCGTTAAACTTCTCGGCTATTTCCTCCAATTTCCTAGTATAAAATAAAACACCAGCCTCGTATCCTCCGTGTTCGATCACTCTACCACTTGGTTTGACCCCTATGTCTGGAATATGCGGTCGAGCCTCACTCATGGTTTTTCTGATAATTTTCAATTATGTTTTTGAGATAATAATGTTTTTTGCCGGGGCATAGCTTCTTAGCTCTAGCTATTGCTTCGTCTTTATTTTTGGCTATAACCTGAATCTCAGTAGACTCTATGAATTGTCCGGTGTCGGCTTCTCTCTGATACGCGTAGATAATAAAGACTAGAAATTTTTTCATTTTATTACTTGATACTCAACCTCGACGACTCCCTGTGAAAGCGCCGCCAACTTAGTAAAAGCCGCCGTCGATAAATCGAAAGCTCTACCATACTTTTCCTCAAAAGAACCCCTGTCGTTGCAAACAACCTCGACACTCCCTTTTTCACTTGTAAGTAAAACCCTATCACCAAGGTCAAAACTATCTGCACAAGCGGCGGTAAACCCTTCGTCCGTAAAAACATCACCGGAAGCGGTAAGACATGATGGATTAAACTTCTCGCAGTATTCGGTCGTGTAATATGACGCGGTCGCTTTGTTTGTTTTAGTTGGTTCGGCTTCATTTTTATTTTCTTTGTCTTCTTCAAGATTGCTGTGCTGTATCTCGATTGTAAACTCAATGCAATCGGTCTCGATTATTTCTGGTTCTGGCATAAACCACCGTCGAGTGACAACGGATGAAACGATGGCACTTACTGATAGGGCTATAAATAAAATTAAATATCTTATCCGCTTAGATATTGGTTTACGAGTTCTCAGACGTCCGTTAGCTCTTCTTTTCATTTTTTGTTTATTTTTACTTGCTGATTTTTAAGATACTCAACGATCGAAGATTCCGGGATTCTGTAATCATTACCAACTTTCACGGCTTTCAGTTTGCCCCGTTGTATTTCCCGATAAATTGTCATGTGGTGGACACTTAAAATTCTAGCAACTTCCTTACGTGTGTAGTGTTTTTCGTCTATGCTCATATCTTAAATATACTATCCTTAATT